TTTTCAGATAGTTATTATCTGCAACAAGGTATGATGAATTTGTGAATGTATTGGCAGTCGCTACTACATTAGTTACAGCAGTTGCGGCTGATGCCACATTTACCACATCATCTCTTGCTGGAGATGCGTTAACTATACAATCTTTGCGAAGTGACTGAGCAGTAGATACCAAGTCATTAACGACTGTGGCCTGATCAGTACTGTTTGTCATTCCCGGTGCAATAAGGAAGTCAACTTCTACTTGGTTCTCATCTTCGAAAAGATCGAAACCAGTTAAGAATTCAGATGTTCCTAGTGCTCCTGAGTTAACACCTTTGGTGAAAGTATGATCGGTAGTTGATTTGCTGCCAGCCAATCCTGATGGCTTGACCTCAAAAGTATCTCCACTATCGATGTCAGTTCCTGCTCCGGCTGTATTAAAGTCGGAGTCAAATCCTATCATCCAAATATATTCGGAACGCTCGTTAATAACATCTTTAGCGAAGTTATTTGTTCCATCTGGATTCTTAGCATTTTTACCTACAGACACAAATGGGAATGTTTCAAGAACTGTACCTTTTGTTCCAGTAAACTTACCATCTTGGTCAATGACCACTGCATGCATTTCATCTAACGTAGCTGCACGATTAGATGCAAAAGTTGATGTTGATGGTGCTTTATCGAATTCTGCTTCGTAAGCCCATCCACTAAAAGTTGTGGCAGAAGATGAATCTGCAGGACAAACTGACACACGAATTGAATTACCGAGTTCACCTGGGTATTTCGCAACAAAAGTGTGTGAATTTGAATTAAGTGTTGACAGCTGTGAATTAAAATCTGTTTCGTTCTTAACAGTTGGTACTGGTAAACCTCCATCTGAATCAGCGGCGGTCTGTCCAATAATAGAACGAGCATTCTTAGCTGCACTAGTAGCTTCCCTCACCACCTGTAGTGCACTTGAATAGCGCAAGAAGTATTGTGCTGAGTGGAAGTCTATGGTATTTGCGGAGTCTGGTGTTGCAAAGTTATCGACTAGAGTTGCCTCGTTGTCAACTAAAACTCTCTGTGCAACAGGACCCCAACGAAAGTTTCCGACGATTGCTCCGGTAGTTGACTGAACGTTAGGAACGCCACCAGTCAGGTCTATTTCCTTTACAACAACCGCTGGACTTTCTGACGGTGTGCCGAGTGCCATAGCTTTGTTTTCCTTTTACTAATTATATGATTTCATAATACGGTTATTGCTCAATATACCATTATTTATAATATTACTAATCTCTATCTAGTCTATCAAAAATACCTTCAGTAGTGCTTAACTCAGGTTCATATCCAGAAACTTGCCAGTTATCAGGATCATTTCTTATGTCTAGATCCACATCGTCTTGGCCGTTTTGTATAAAACCAAATGGCACCACATCTTCTTCTATCTCTTTCATTCTTTGATCAAATAACATTTGTTTTAAGTTAATGTCTGTCATATCACCGAAATATTGTGTAGAACAGAAATAACCAAACATAACAAGGTTCATCATCAAATCATCATGGTTGCCATCACTGGCTTCATATGATTGTCCCTTTGCCTCGAATGTAGAGATTTCTAGGATAGTACGGTCATCTACAATTTCTAATTTGCCAGACTCAAGTATATCCTTAATCGCTGAACAACCTAATCTTTTTGTTTTACGAGTAATTTCAATGCCGATAGCATTTGCTTTGACCGAAGATTCTACATGTACATTTTCATATTCTAAATCATGATATAATCCATTACAAACTACTGAACCTTGATCATTAGCCTCAACAACTACATAAGCTTCATTGTAGACTTTCGCATACTTATATATAATATTAGGGAAGAGTATTGGAGAGATAGTGTTGTTGCGATATACAGCCACCTGTCGAAACGGTCGGACGCTAATATCGATTAAGGTAAAAGTAGAATAGTCCTGTCCTCTTCCCTTACTTACATCGACTGTCATGATATAGTCATGTTTCTCTATAGGCTCTTCATATATCCTTAATGTGTTACCCTCGAGTTCTCGTATATATGGCTTTGATCTCAAAGATAATAAACAATCAGCGCTAACTAAAGTATCACCGGTACCGAAAAATGTATTACCAAACTCCTGATCGAATTGCAATTGACTCGTGTTTGCTATTGTCTCGTTTTTCCATTCCTCATCTCTACCGGGAACATCCCACCAGTCAACTCTAAAATTCTTGAATTCGTTTATTCCTTGTACAGATCCTTCCCATATCTTATGGAATTGATTGCCTATGCCATTAGCGGTAGAAGTAACAATGACTTTCGTGCCCGTACCCGCGGATACAACAGGATATGTAGATGTATAGAACTCAGCAGCTCTTTCTACAAAAGCAAACTCATCGAGATATAAAAGGTTAACAGACATACCACGAATAGAACTACCGGATGTCGCAGCTGCAAGAATACGAGAGTTATTACTAAACTCTAAGCTACCTTTGTTCAGTGCCTTCGAACCCGGTTGCAAAAAGAAAGGAATGTTCTCCAACATAAGCGTGATACGAGATAACATTTCCCGAGCAGTTGCCCCTTTATTCGCAAGAATCGCAATTGTTTTTTCCGGATGGAAGAGCGCATACCAGAGGAGGTACGCGCATGCGGAGATGGATTTTCCAGATTGGCGACATGCAAGAATAATTGAGAAACGACTGTCATTGAAATGCTTGAACATTTCGTGTTGGTATGGATATAGAATGAATGGCACTAATCCTTGGTCAAGTGAAATAACTTTTACGTAATTTTCTGCAAAATAAATAGGATCATCCATACACTTTTTGTATATTTGCAAAAGTTCTGGAGTCCAAACCTGCAGTACTCCATCACGTTTTACATTAGGATTTCCTAGATATGCTTCATTTTGTAGGAGTGACATCTACCAATTTTTCATCATCTTTAGTAATCATCATCTTTTGAAGATCAGCTGTCGTCAAAAATAGATTGTTGGTGGTACCACCGACTTGTGGTACATCATCCTTCTTATCTATATCTTTTTGTTTCTTGTTCAAATCCATGAGCTTATCATTCACATCTGATATATTCTTTATCATACCTGACAAAACTTCATATGCTCTTGGATGCTCGGACTGGCGAGCAACTTCTATCATATCTTCTAGACTTTCACGTCCTTTTTCAATTAAGTCGTAATATGTTTGCCTAGAATAATCGTAATCACTTTTTACATTATCACTCATGCGCTATCACCTGTCATTTGAATGGTATTAGTGAAACCAAAGTCGCTATCTGCAGTACCGAACACGGTAGTAGGATTAGGTGTTGTAGTTATAGTTTCTAATTTTACATCCGAATCAAGTAAACCGGCTTTAATATCGTATATGTTATTAATGGCACTACGTATAATTGCTTTGTTGGCGATATCTCCGTAGAATTGTGTTTTCATTTCAAAGTTTATCGTGTAGATGATTGTACGTCTTTGTTCCAAAGCTCCTTCATAATCATCAGCGAATGAAACTCCCTGAATCACAATTGGTATATCTTCAACAAAGTCTGGATATTCAGTTGGAAATGGTTTGATTGTTAATGTGTATTGTGGATTGAACGTTGGCAGTATTTGCTCAACGATTTGCAAAGCATCATCTTGGTTCTTTGCAAATACATTTAATTGAAAATCCAAGTTATATGGTACGGGTGAATAGAACTTCTGTCTGTTCGCATTGCTTGTACCAAGCGTAGTGAAGTTACTTACCTTTGTCAACTGTCTTGTTAGATCATATGCTATGTTTACGATTTCAAATGACATACGTGGTAACTTGAGTGCTACTCGTGTATCATTGACCAGATCTGGATTTTCTCTTATTCTTTCTAAGTATTTCATTTTTGGTGCATATGCAAGTGGAACCTTTAGCTGGTTCAAAACAGCACCGGATTTATCTTTTCTTAAAACGTAAATGTTATTGAACAGTCTACCAAAAATGGAAACTGATTTACGTACTTTCTCATGATAGAAATGTCCGCCAAACATTAACGATTCTCCAATATGTGTTTCATAGTATCTGTTGCAGTTTTAGTAAAAAGACATGGTATCAAAGAATGTATAACCAAAGCCGGAACTAGAAGTTGCAGAATAAACGCGACCTTCAATGCATGTAACATATGCTGTAGTGCATTTTCATTTACATCTGTCAAATGTTCTCTACATTTTCTACTAAACATCATTGATTCTCCGGATCACCAAACGGGTTATTTTCACTAAAGTCTAAGAAGTCTGTTGAGAATGTACTGAATGCTTGATTTTGTTCATTCTCTGAGAGGTTATTCGGTTCTGTTACACCTATAACCTGAAGTCCTGATGCTGCGCCGGTTGTCTTTACAACCGTTCCATTTGGATAAACGCCTGAAGTAAATGTATGCCACTTGCCATCGTCTGCTCCAGCAAGACCAAGATACAAATATCTGCTTGAATCTAAATCAGAATCCATTGCATAATGCATAATCTCGCCAGACATAATAACGTTATTAGCGAGAGTCTGGAATGCAGAATCACCAATTGCGTATGAACTATCGGTAGAGCTTCCACCCACTATGGTGACTATAGCATTTGAATCGTAACCTGAACCAGCATTAGTCAATGTGATGCCATTCAAGATTCCAGTTGCAGAATCTATTGTTACTGTTGCTGTTGCGCTGTCAGTCGGTACATTATT